TTAGTAAGTAATACTGCTCCTGAATATAAAAATACAAGATTAAGGGGGGCTTTTATAAGATTAACTATTGGAGATTTAATAAGCAGAACCCCAGGAATAATTGATTCAATTAGTTTATCTTGGAAAACTGATTATCCTTGGGAAATTAAATTAGATTCTAAAGGAAAAGATGGACCTAACACGGTTAATGGGCCTTCTGCTGAAATGTTGGTATTACCTCATGTATTAGATGTTCAGATGAGTTTTACTCCAATCCATACTTTCTTGCCACAAAAGTCAATAGAAAAATCACCATTTATATTACCCGAAAAATCTTCATGGCTTACTAGGGGGAATGATCCTTGGGGACCTCAACCTGCTACTGAGGAGGAGATGTTGGAAACAGTGATTAATGCAGAAACAAATGCAGAAAAAGAAGCAGCTGAAGATAAAGCAGCAGGTAATACAGTATCATCGGGTAACCCTGATGCGGCTTCTACTAATCCTGATAATAATGCTAAACAAAATACAAACTCACAAAATACTGATCCTGCCGCTTTACCAAATACGGTTAAAACAAATCCTTCTGTAGGGGCGGATGGGAAAAAATCATATAACCAACGACAAGCAGATAGAGAGGCAAAAGCCAGAGCCCAACATTCAGGTTTTGGTGGTGGTGGGTTTGCTGATTTTGATTATTAAAAATTATACAAAATGCCAAACAGATTTTTAGATATAAGAAGTAAAAGAAGTCCTAAACAAAATAGATATTATGTCAATGTTGTTTATCCGGAAATACCTTTAAGCGTAGATGATATGTATATAAGATCAAAGGAAGGTGATAGGTTAGATACTTTGGCTTTTGAGTTCTATCAAGATTTAACTTTATGGTGGATCATTTCAAGAGCAAACCCAGATAAACAAATAAGAATCCCCACAGATATCCCTTCTATATTAAATAGTTATGAACAAATAAACGAATCTAGATGATATGTCTATATTTAAGGAAAGTTTTAAAGATTATGTTGTTGGTCAAATTGGAGTTAGAGAGGCTTTAGTAGGCCAAAAATCAGATAGGTTTGGAAATAAAAAATTAATAGATAGTAAAAATAAACTCCATGAAGTATCCACAGGAGCGTTTTATACTTATACTTTAAACAAAACCTGTGCTTTAAGAATGTCTTCTGGAGTTGATTTGATTGAAGATTTTGGTTTAGATGGCCCCCCTTATGAAGATTATGAAGACTTAAAAGCTGAAGGTTTAGCTAAAAGATGGGTTTTAGAAGGAGGAGTCAAAAACCAAAATATATTAAGGGGGGGTTTAGGAAAAGAAAAAGGAAAAGCTTACGGAGACCCTTATATCCGTTCCGATGCTACCTCTGATGGTTATGGTATTGTTCCTATGCCTGGTATTCTTTCAGCTAATGTAAGAACAGAAACTGCTTATGGTTCTTTAAGATCAGCTAAAATTGATTGGGTTTGTCATAATTTAAGGCAGTTAGAAATACTTGAACTACTTTATATGAGACCTGGCTATCCCGTTTTATTAGAATGGGGGTGGTCCCCTTATATTACTAATAAGGGTCAGATTGAAAATGATTTCCCCTATAATAAATATTTTTTCTTAAAAAATCAAAGTCAAGAGAATTTGACAAACCAAATAATAAAAACCAAAAAAGATTCTAATGGAAACTATGATGGGTTATTTGGGATAATTAAGAATTTTTCATTTACATCTAGGGGAGATGGAGGATTTACTTGCGTTACTGAATTAATTTCTATGGGGGAAGTTTTAGAATCTATAAAAGGTAAAATAACACCTATTGTTGTTTATGAAATTGAAACAGAAGAAGTAGAAGAATAATTAAAACTATAAATAAATGGCGAACACTTATTTAGAATATTATAATGAAGAATTTGAAGATGAAATAAAGTCAAATCCCAATTTTCTCACAGAACAAATAGCTGAGTATGTAAAGTTATGGGATAAAGATACTACTACCAATAAAATTTCTACTATTAAGTTTATATGCCAGACCATGTGGGGGGCTCGGGTAGATCCTGGATTGACTGGATTAGGTACTGATGAAAAAAAGTTTTGGGGAATTACAGTTCCAATATTTCTGGGGGAAAATGGAACTGAAAAATTACAAAAGGTTAAGAAATATTGGAATGAAACTTTTGGCCTTGAAAACCTTACAGGTGAAAATTCCACACCGGACGATGATACAAATTCACTAGTAGCGTATATAGATTCAGAGTTTGAGGGGGATGAATTAGATGCAGCTTCTCTTCTTTTTGATGTAACCCCAACTACTATCACAGAAGATATTACAGAAATAGTATCAGCAGCAGCCCCCTATGTAGCTGCTTACCATACAGGGGGGGTGGGGAAGGTGATTGCACTTGCAATTGCAAATGCTTCATCTGAAGTGCCAGCAGAAGAAAAATCGAGTACTAAAAATATTAGTAATTTAGAGTTATTATTAACTACTTTAAAAGTGTTTGTTAATATATTAGAGGATGAATCTATAGATATGACGGGTTCATCTGTAGATCATATAAGTTTTACTACTTGGGCGGATGTTATTGGGGATTGGTGGAATGATATTGATGATAATATTGGGGATGCCGTAGGTTTTGATCAAAAGTCCATCTCAGGGGCCGAAAACCCTTCTGCTTTTAATGTAGGGTATTGGCATAATCAAGGTAAAAACCAATCCCAATTAAAAAATTTAATATTGAAAGAGTTATGTGAAAGGTTAAAAATAAAATTTAAAGCTGATAATGGTAATATAATCCCTAATCTCCCCATTATACATAATCTAATATTAAGACCTGAAGCAGTTATAAGAGACAAAGATGGAAAGAATAGTTTTAAAATTTGGAATGATCAATCCTATATTAGGTGGGATACTTTTTGCCAATTATTAAACAGTTATGTATTGCCTACTGTTCGTAAAGATATAAATGAACTTCCTGCTAATATTCGTCTTCCCGTAGTATCTATCCAAGATAAATATATAGTTAACGAAGAAAAAGAAATATTGGATGGAGATTCTTTTGAAAGTGGGGCCCATTTTAGCCCTTTATTATTTAAAGATATGGGTAAAGGCACATCTATAGTAGACGAGGTTATTGGTGAACTTAACCTAAATGTTTCAGCAGACCCTAGGGTTTGTTTATTACCTGCTCAATTAAAGGGTATAATAGATTCTGACCTTCTAAAAACCATGCACCCATGTTGGCTTGATGGGTTTGTTGGGAGTAGGTCATCCCTCCAAAAAAGTCTTAAGATGAATAAGCTAGAACTAACAGAAGACCAACAAAGTAGATCAATAGGGTTTATATGGTTAAATATAAATCTTTTATTAGACACTTATTATTCTTTAGCAGGCAAAGGAGGGGGTAATCTAAAAGAGGGTTTTAATATAGGGGTATATTTAAAAACAGTATGGGATAAAGTAAATATTGCATGTGGGGGCGCCCATAATTTTATATTACACACAGATCCAGAAAGGCTTCATATTATCAGAATAATAGATTTATTATATGATTCTAAAGATTCAAAATTTGGGTTAAATCCGTTTGAATTAAATGTTGATGGAACAGCGACTATTGTTAGAGATTATAGTTACAATTCGGCTATAACAAAAGATATATTAAATACAGTATCTATTGCGGCCCAAAACCCAGATGATGTAGATGATCTTGATGCTTTAACTTTTAAAGCTTTTAATAGAAGCATTAGAAATAGATTTTTAGACCCCTCAGATCCCGTTAAAACTAAGGAGAAAACTACTGAAGAGACTTTAAAACACTTACAAATCAGGTATACAAAGAAATATACAGAATACACTAACGCTTGTATAGCTCTTTCAAATTATTTAGTTAATATAGCGAAAGAAGAGGTTGAAGATAAAGAAATTAGCAGGGCAATAAATCATTTAAAGTCAACCCAAACTTTAAGATTATGGTTAACAAATAATCCAAACCCAACAAAATTATCAATAACATCCCCCTCTGAGAACACAGAAACCCCCTCAATCATCCCTTTAAAACTTAATATTACTTTAGATGGAATTTCTGGAATTATTATAGGTAATGTTTTTAAAATAGATAAAAGAAGATTACCTAAAGCTTATCATAGCTCTAAAGTAGGTTTTATAGTAATGGGGGAAGAGCAAAACATTACTGCAGGCGGGGATTGGACAACCAAAATAACGGGGCAGATGAATATGTTGGGAAAAAATGAAACCCGTATACCTATCCCCAAACCAATAATTAAAAGTAGCAAATCAAAAGCTTTAGATAATGTTGATACAACTGAGGACAGTACATCAACAGATACAGGCACAACCCCAACAGACAGACCTCAAAAACAAAATATAAAAATATTATCCACAGCAGAAAAAGACAAACTTATAACAGAGGGTATGGGTTATCTTATAAACGAAAAAGGATCTAATAAATATCTAGCTGCTGGTATAATGGGTAATTTTAATAAAGAAAGTGGTATGGTAGTTAATATATTAGAATGGTCCACTTTTTATGAAAATAAATCACATCATGGGGGGATAGGTTTAGCGCAATGGACAAAGGATAGAAGGGTAACTTTCGAAAAACATTTTGATATAGCAAATACTTACGGTAAAAGAAAACTGTTATTGGGACATTTTATAGTTGAAGAGGGGGGCGAGAAAAAAGGTTTTACTACCCTTGAAAATGTATTTAAATATCAAGATATAGTAAAAGAAAAAGTCACTCTCAAAGGTTCAATAGATTTTTATTGGAATGAATTAGGTAAAGATTCTCAGGTGAAAAAACAATTAACGAAATTAGGCCTAAATTCTCTAAACGATATTACCAGCGCTACAGATGCCTCTGCAGTAATCTTATCAAATTTAAGACCTGGGTCTTTTCTTCGTTGGAGAGACTTTCATAATTCCACCGGTTCATATCGTAATGGTGGTGGTAATGCCCCGGAATCAACTTTTGCAAAAAGAAAAAAAGAATATGAAAGTACAAGAGATGGAAGAGCAAAAGACTCAGAAAAGTTTTATAAAAAATACTTCGCATAAAATCATTGAATCTATATCATAAAAAATGGCACAATATTTTCCAAAATCTAAAATATTAGTTAAAACCACTTCAGGGGGAGAATTGGCTTTAAAAAGCAATAAAACTGAATATATAGGAGCTTACCTTAAATTAAGTAATGGAACCTATTTTGCGGGTGGTGACGTACGAAACCTGGGGAAAGAACTTATCCCTATTACTGATGATGGTTTTGTTATGGGGAGTACCCCAAACGATCACGTTTATAATATATTAAACGAACCTTATTTTGAAAAGTTAAAAGAAATCAAACCTATTACCCCAACTAGACCCAAACCTACAGAAGAAGATTACCAAAAGGGTAAATATATTAGATATTTTGCTAAAAAAGCAAATAACCCAAATGTATATTTTGAAATTAATAAAAAAACATATGATTCATTAAAAGCTAAAAAATCTGAATTTGATATTAATATGTTTATTCCTGGTAAAATTGAATGGAGTTTAAAAACAGATAGTTATGGTATAAACATTAGGGTTTTAAGAATATATGAACAAACTTATCCTAATATAAGCAAATATTTTACAAATCCTGGAGAGTTTTCAAATAGATTTGGTTAACTGACTTTTTTTTCTTAAAGTAGGTTATGTTTTATTTAATAGAGACTTTAAAACAGCTCAAACAATTTGAACAAGAAGAGAATTTTGATGAATGCTATATTGAGTTCATTCAAGGTAATGATAAAAAACATCCTGCTTTAGATGAATCTATTTTGGTTTATATTTACTCTTATCACTTAAATGAGGGGTTTATGATTGGTTTAGATCATCCTGAATGTATAAATGATAGTATTCAATGGAGGGAAGATGTTTATAAACTTATAGAAAAATACAAAATATTATGTGTTTTAGATAAGAAAAAATCATTACATTTATACCCTTCTTATTGTATGGTTGATTTAAGATCTCGATCTTATCTACTAACAGGTAAGCCTTTTGAAGATAATTTCACCACCACCGCCCACACATTTTTTCAGCGCAAATTCGGTAAGACAAACGTAAATAAAATGATACCTATTGGGAAGCACTACGATGTGTGTGAACGTAGGAGACACGTTGTTTATGCAAGAACTATGGGTAAGGTCCCCCAAATAGGGTTGGAAAGTATTAATTGGTATAATAAGGTTTTGATTCCTGTTTTGTATAAACTTGAACAACAAGGTTTACAAATTAATGATAAATTTGATGAATATTTTGATGTAGAAAAAAAGTTCAATATTAGAAATACTAAAATATTTGGCCAATACAATTACGAAACAACCACAGGAAGACCCACAAATAATTTTAATGGTGTTAATTTTTCTGCTTTAAAAAAGGATAATGGAGAAAGAGGGTGCTTTGAAGCTAGTAATGATTTTTTTATTGAAGTTGATTATGAAGGGTACCACCCAAGAATAATTGCTGATTTGGTAGGGTATGAATTTGGAAATGAAAGTGTACACAAACAATTAGCCCAAATATATTTTGAAACAGATGAGATTACAGATGAATTATACAAGAAATCAAAAGAATTTACATTTAAACAAATGTATGGGGGGATTAATAAAAAGTATTTAAAACATGATTATTTTAGATTAACACAAGATTTTATAAATAAATTATGGGAAGAATTTAATAAAAAGAGGCCTATAAGAAAAGATTACGAACACATTGAAACTCCTTTTGCAAAGAAAAGGATATTTAAAAAACACCACCTTAATATCACACCACAAAAATTGTTTAATTATTACATTCAAAGCATAGAAACTGAAAATAATATAGAGGTAATGGGTAAAATATTTAGATTTTTGGAAAGTAAAAGAACTAAATTAGTATTATATGTGTATGATTCTTTTCTTTTTGATTTTGATAAAATGGATGGGAAAGAAACATTAATAGGATTAAATAAAATTATTTCAAACGGAAAATTTCCTTTAAAACTTAAAAAGGATAAAAATTATAATACTTTGGGGGTTTTATAGATTTTTCTATATTTATATTAAATATGGTTTTTGTAATAATTGATTAAATGAATAATCGTCTTTATTGTACGTTTGTTTCTCCCTCAGACATTAAAGAAACAGTAGATAATATTTGTACATCTTATACTGTTGTCTTTAAAAAAATTTTTGTCCTTGTTTCAGAAGATAAGGAAAAAACAATGCTCACTTACAATATTGATATGAATAATACGTCTGGGGATTTTAAAGTACCTAATACTATTTTAGTACATAGAAAAAAACATACAAATACTTTATATACCATAAATGCTCTTAACGCATTAATTAGGTCTTTGAATAATGGTTTATTAGATAAATCCTATATAGTGGATTGGAATAATTACCGTAATTGTATTTTATTGTTCCAAACTGAAGGTTTACAAAAAGTAAACACAAAAGTACAAGAAGTTATAAACCTTAACTAAAAAACTTGGTCATTAGTTTTTCTGTTATTACAGTCAATCAAACAATTTTAAATTTTAAATTTTTAACAACATGAATATAGATGAAGTAAAAAAACGTCTTGAGAAATTCAAGAACAATAAATCAGGTAGTAATGATAAAGCTGAATATCTTGCTAGTTTTTGGAAACCTAAAGCGGGCATAAAGTCTGTGGCTCGAATCGTACCTTACAAATATAATAAAGAATACCCATTCACTGAATTATACTTTTATTTTGGGATTAAAGTTCCCAGAATGATTGCACTAACAAATTTTGATGAATCGGATCCTATTATGGAGTTTGCAAATGAACTTATGAAAACTAATGATGCTGATAATAAGGATTTGGCTAAAAAGTTATACCCTAAAATGAGAACTTTTGCTCCTGTAATTGTAAGAGGAGAAGAAGATAAAGGAGTTAGATTTTGGGAGTTTGGTAAATTAGTATATCAAGAATTACTTGGAGTAATTGGTGATGATGATTATGGTGATATAACAGATATAACTAAAGGCCGTGATATTACTGTTGAAGTAATTCCAAAAGCTGAAACAGGTAAATTATATGATACTACTACAGTGCGTGTTAAACCTAACACATCTGCTTTGGTTGATGATGCTGCTTTGGCTGAAAAATTACTCGAAGAACAAAAAGATGTTACTAAGATTTTCCATCGATTTACCTTTGATGAAATGAAGGTAAACCTTCAATCTTGGTTAAAACCAGATGAAGAAGGCACAACAGTAGAACATACTGAATCTAAAGGTAAAGAAGATCTAGACTCAAAACTAGATAAAGTTTTTGATTAATTATGGCAAGAAAAAAAGCAAATGAAAATGGTCTGAAAGAAGACCTAACAGATATCTTAGCGCAATCACTCAACAAAAAATTCGCAAAAGAACATAAGAAAACCGCGTATTTTTTGGATGGTGGGTCGGAGTCACCAACGGACGTGCCTGAATGGATTTCCACAGGATCTACGATTCTTGACCTAGCTATTTCAAATAGACCTAATGGGGGTTTGCCCGTATCTAAAATTGTAGAAATCACAGGTTTAGAACAAAGTGGTAAATCTCTTTTAGCTGCTCACGTAGTAGCAAATACCCAAAAGAAAGGGGGTATAGCCGTTTATATAGATACAGAATCATCTCTGGATTCTCGATTTTTGAGAGCTATTGGGGTTGATGTTGAAAAAATGGTTTATGTTCCTTTAGAAACAATTGAAGAAGTATTTGATGCTATTGAGGATGTGATTTTAAAAATTAGGGAAAGAGATCCAGATAAATTAGTTACTATAGTGGTTGATTCTGTTGCTGCTGCAACTACAAAAATAGAAGCAGCTGCTGACTTTGAAAAGGATGGTTATGCTACTCATAAAGCAATTATAATGAGTAAAGCATTACGTAAAATCACAAATTTAATTGGTCGAAAGAAAATACTTTTGATTTTTACAAATCAATTAAGACAAAAACTAAATGCAATGCCTTTTGGGGATCAATATACAACATCCGGAGGTAAATCACTTCAATTTCATGCTTCTGTAAGAATAAGACTTAAAAATATAGGTAAATTAAAAGAAAAAGTCAACGGAGTAGAAGAAATTGTAGGTAGTAATGTAGAGGCCCACATTGTAAAAAATCGTTTAGCTCCTCCCCAAAGAAAAGCCAAATACCAAATTTATTTCAACTCAGGTATAGATGATTATAGTGGGTGGTTAGATTTAATGAAAAGTTATAAAATAATATCTGGTGGGGGTGCAGGTTGGTACACTTACAAATTTGAGGAAGAAGAAATCAAATTTCAAGGGGTAAGTGAACTTAAAACTCTTTTAAAAACTCGTGAAGATGTTAAAACAAAAATGTACGAACAAATTTGCGAACACTATATAATGTTATACAGACATGAAGTTAAAGAATTTGACAGAAATGTTGATGAAGTGGTTATAGAAGAAGGCGGAATAAATGAAGATGAATGATTCAATCTTAGACATTTTAAACAAAGTTCAAGAATCAGAAAACCAAAATAAAAACTCAAAAGTACTAATAATAGATGGGTTAAATCTGTTTTTAAGAACCTTTAGTGTAAACGGAAGTTTAAACGATTTAGGGGTACCTGTTGGGGGGTTAATAGGTTTTTTGAAATCTTTGGCCTATACTATAAGAACATTAACTCCCACAAGAGTGATTATTGTTTTTGATGGTGTTGGTGGTTCTTACAGAAGAAGAAAAATCCACCCTGAATATAAAGCCAATAGAAAGCCAGGTAAACGTGTGACTAAATGGGATGCTTTCCGTTCTGTTAGAGATGAGAGGGCAGCTATGGAAGCCCAATTTTCTCGTTTGTCAGAATATCTGGATTACTTGCCACTAGATGTTATTACTATTGACAACATTGAGGCAGATGATACAATAGCTTACATCTCTCAGAATGTTATTAGGGAAGGTGAAATAATCATCATGTCAACAGACCGAGATTTTTTACAATTGGTGGATCACAGAATCACCGTCTGGAGCCCTATTAAAAGAATATTTTATACGCCGGAGAAAATTTTAGAGGAATTTAAAGTTCCCGCTTATAATTTTTTAACATATAAAATATTGTTAGGGGATAAATCAGATAATATTGAAGGGGTTAAAGGTTTAGGACCTAAAAAGATTCCTAAAGTATTCCCAGATATTATAGATAAGAAATTTACTCTAAATGAAGTTATAAACTATTCTTCAACCCAAGAAGGACCAATGTATACAAGAGTTATAGAATCTGAAGATCAACTTCACTTAAATGAAAAATTAATGGATCTTAAGGAAGTAGACATTTCGGGTAACATAAAAATGAAAATTCAAGATCAAACAACTTCACCAATAAATTGGCTCTCCAAAAATGATTTTATTATGTTATATGTAGAAGATAAAATGGGGGATGCATTAGGTAGTGTAGATATGTGGTTAAACCAACATTTTTTAAAATTAAACAGCTTTGCAAAAGAAAAATCCAAATAAATTAACTAAATACGGACATCAGTTTCAAACTAAATCATTAGCTTTACTTGTAAGTGATAAAGAATTTTTACAACAAGTATCTGATATTGTTCATCCTGAATATTTTGACTCAGATGCTAATAAATGGATTGCAGAACAAACAATCAAATACTACAGAGAATACAGAACTACTCCTACTATGGAGGTGTTTAAGGTTGAATTAGATAAAATAAAAAATGAAATTATAAGTGTTGCTGTAAAAGAACAACTTAGAGAAACATACAAGGCAACCAAAGCAAAAGATTTAAAATTTGTTGAAGCTACTTTTTTAGATTTTTGCAAAAACCAAACACTTAAAAGCGCCTTAATAAGATCAGTTGATCTTTTAGAAATGGGGGGTTATGATGATATTAGAACTTTAATTGGTAATGCTTTAAAAGCAGGAGTTGAAAAATCAATAGGACATGAATATATAACAGAATTTGAAGATAGATATAGAGAAGATAGTAGATCTGTTGTTGAAACCCCTTGGGATAACATAAATAAACTTTTAGGGGGAGGGTTAGGAAAAGGTGATTTAGGTTTAATTGTAGGGGGGCCTGGTACCGGTAAATCCTGGCCTTTAGTTGCTTTAGGAGCCCATGCAGTTAATTTAGGATACAGTGTATTACATTATACTTTAGAATTATATGCCATCTACCGGTTCCATTTTCTTTATCTTCATTTGTTCTTGAAAGAGACATTGCAAAATCTGAGATCATCAT